CTTTGGTTATTGGATTTGTTTGATATGCGTTAATTTCTTTTTGAGAAAACTGCAATTTGCTATATTTGTGATGAGTTTCCATGTAACCATTCAATAATTTGGAGCTTGTTGGATAGTATTCCATGGAGTAAATCTTGCGATAATTTAGACCAGAAGCCAGCGGCGCAAATAAATCGCCCGAACCATGTGTGGAAAATATATTAAATATCGACGATGTGGGAGCTTCTGATATAAATTGAATATTATACACCGTTCGTTCATATATTGAACTTGAATAATTCCCAGCAAAAAAACTTCCACTGAAATGCCCGTATATATAGCCTTCAAACGATTGAACACCACCATCAACATCAAAATATCCAGAATATGTAACTGGACATCCATTTTGGAACATACTTCCCGATATAATAATTCCTGGATTTACAATCGTACCATTCGTAATTGCACCGTATATTGGATCTATGTAAGGATACTGCACTACATCCAATCCATTTACCGAACCGGATATTATTCCCATAAGGTTATGAGAATTGGTTGTAGCATAATCTTGCCAACCGCGCATACCGGCATCAAAATATAAACTTCCGCTGAAATATGTTTTTGGTATAGATTGGCCTCTTGGAGAAACCGATGCAGTCATTGGATATCTGTCCACAACCGGCAATTTTGCAATATTAACCTTATAATAAGTGTTTGTGATTGTTTCCGTTTTTCCCGAAAAATCATTCACTATCTGGTTTTCATTCAATTGAGAATATGGAGCAACGTATTTTTGCGACACTTGATATTTTTTCGTGTATGGTATTACATCCGCCCTATAATAATTTCCATTATAATATGTCAATCCGTTATTTCCATAAATTTCAAAACCATATTGATCTTGTTCCGCCGGAAAAAATACTTGATTTACATCCGAATATGTTGCAATTCCTCTGTATTCCTGTCCCAATATTCCAACTCTATCCGGATCTTTTACAACGCTAATTTTACTTTTTGAATAAGTTTCGCCAGTTTTTTGATCTATGTTCTCTTTCACCAGCGGCTTCAATTGTAACTTTGGTCTTTCCAGTATGCTCGGTTCAATCAATATACCGTCCACTAATTTTGCTCTGGCCGGAATTATCCCTTTTATATATTTGAACATTGCCTTGTCAAAATAGAATCGAACAATATTCATGAAGAATGTGAAATCAATATTTCCAAATCCTTGGTCGTAATATATCTGTCTAAATCTTTCAAATTTATCGTAAGAATTTTTGTAAACGGATGCCGGATCTCCAATCAAATCTCCCAATGGAAATTCACCAAAGAACTTAATGATTTCCGTATTTTGCATTTCCGACGGAGAGAAAAATATTCCAAGCTTGTTTGAATCTGTACTTATCAGTTCACTCGTCATATATGACGCTCGTGTATCTGGAGAAAGATTTGTGGAAAGTTCTTGTTCCACATAATTAATTTTATTACTTCTGAATTTACTGGACCCATAATCGGGAATTTTCATTATCATTCGCACGTCCTTGCGAGAAAACTGATATGGAAACGACGGGCCTTCGGATGGGTCGCAATATGACAATCTCTCCAATTTACCAAAAGATTCTGGAAAGTTTGCGGCTCCAAATGTTGGAAAATCTTTTCTAAATGATAAATTATTCAAGTTCACCGCGTATGATTCGGTAGTATAAAGATCGACTGGTCGCTCAAATGATATTCTATACAAATTATCAGAAATCATTTCCATAGGATCTTCGAGGTCATATGCATTTCTGTGAAGTGTGTGTGCCTCAAAACGTGCGGTCGATAATGGAGTTTCCCATACTCGTATATCGTCAATATTTCCAAAAAAAGCCTCTGGGTCGATATTTAAAGACGCAGTACTTTGATTGTAATTTCCTATATACAGATACTCACCAGTACCAAAAGAATTATTGAAACTTCCACTCACGAACATACTGGAAGTTACACTGTAAGTTATTCTATCATCTTCCGATTTTTGAAGAAGTAGGTCATATCTGGTTGGATATTCATCCAAATTTATAGTTGCATTGAAATGAACATCAACATCGTTTCTCTTTACCATTGCGTGGTAAGAATTTCCATCAAATATTGGGGCGCGTGATGTAACGGCGGTCTTAACATTTCCATACCCATCATCTATACTGAAAAATAATTTCCCCCAATCATTTCCTCTGTCGCGAACAGCACCAACCACCCAATTATCAGAACAATTTGCCAATCTAAAAACCGTACCAGATTCACTTGTTTTTGCTGGATCAAATCTGAAATTGAATTCAATTGTCTTTGCACTACCGGTCCAATTAAGAACGAAATACTCAAAACTTCCGCTGAAATATGGCTCGTATTTTACTTCTTCCACGATATGTTCTGTAGTATCGGTAAGATTGCTAGTATTTAATATTCCGCCATATTCTTTTATTTTAATGATATTCTTTGGAACGCCAAAGCATGAAATTAATGCATTCAATGATGCTTCCGTCCCCTTCGCTTTGTATATGAAAGGAAGACTATTCAATAATCTTTTCCATATTATTTGGTTTCTTTGTTCTTCGGAAAGATTTCTGGCTTGAGAATAAAATTCAGATTCTGGGTCAAAATCGTTTTTTGAGAATGACGCCAGAATAAGCGGAAGGTTATCTTTTGATATTTCCGCATCCCACCCAAGTGAACGAAGCATATCTCCAACAATATCCAAGGATATTCCAAAATTTGGAGAACTTGAATAATTATTTTTTTCAGTTAACTGTTTTATAGTCAATGAAATATTATCAAAAAAATGACCAACCATGGCCACAAACTTTATATAATCGGCATTGTTGCTTGCGTCCTCTATAATGAACTGTGGCAAATTATTTATCAATGAGCCTCCATTATTTTTATCATAGAATGATGCCGACGTGTATCCATCAACTCCCTCTCCATGTTTTATATACCAACCGGGATTTTCATACAAAAATATTTCATATCCATCCATTCCAGCCTCCAACTCATCTATTTGAGAATTTGCATCAGATTTTTCTTTTAAATAAAATGCATCATTTGGATTTGAAACAAGTTTGGCGTTAATGGTGTCTATTTCATAATACAAAGAATCGATTTGCTTTCTTTTACCACCAAATGCTTGAAGTCTAATATCCGCCGAAGAAAAATTTACAAAATTTTCAAAGTTTCTGTAATTTGTAGTATCAATCAGTTGGTTTTCACGCGAACTTATCTTCTTTGCCAATTCATTGTATGCACTTCCGGTGACAGAAATTAGTTCATCCATCGACAAAGCTTGCGTGGAATTTCCCTCATTTTCTATTTTTACAAGAAAATTTGGTCCTCTCAACGGTATTGTTTTAATTTCTACTTTTGAAAAATAAAATAAATTCTGTACAATTGGCAAGAATCCGAAATCACATGTGATCCACGCCTCTGCACCCAAGTCAAAATTTTGTGGCAATGGATCTATTATTTTAAGTGCTAAATAATCATAGAACCTTGGATCTTGAGTTGGAATCAATTTTTGATTGATTATTGATATTTTTTGACCATTTGTAAAATTTAAGTAATACTTAAAATACCCAGATAAATCTATATTTCGCTTGAGTTCTGCCTCATAAATCGCGGGATAAAATATTTCGTTATAAAATATAGTTTGTAAAAATTCAACAATTTGAGGAAAACTATCTGGACGTTTGTTTGTGATATTGTTGAGTTCTCTATCAACAATAAACAAAAACAAACTGTAATAATAATCCTGTATAATTTGGAATGTAACTCCAGCTTCATAATTCTGATACATCCAATTATTGAACTGATTATATATTCCAAGAATATTATTGTTGGCAATTTGTCTATTTGATTTGTAATTTCCGGTTGATACTCCGTAATATATGTCGGTCAAAAAGTTTATTACGTCAACGTCCGTTTTGAGTCCATAATTATACTTCAGAGCAGCCGATCCACTTGGATTGGATTCCATCACTAGATTATAAATGTTGTATATTTGGGGATTGGAAATATTCGTTGATATTTCTTCAACAACATCTTTCAATTGAAGTCGACTGTTGGAAAATATATCATATTCTCGATTTATTTCCGAATCGGTACCTCTCAGCGTTTGAGGTATCAATGTTATTTCTTGTCTTCCGGTAGAAATAGTATTGATGATAAGTCTCTCGCCGTTTTGTTTTTCATTTCCAACAATATTTCTATTTAATTCAACATATAGCTTATAATTCCCATCCTGCACTCCAATAGAATTCAAGCATCTGCTTACATCAAATAGCAGTGACTTTTGGTCGCTACCAACAATGAAAAAATCACTATTATATTTCTTGTATGAGTATTGATTATACTGATTAAAAGAATCATAATATGACGCGGTGTGTTTTGTGTAAGAACCACTGGAATAAATGGTTGTGGAAGCAACAAATTCACCACTTAGCTCATATACGCCAACATTTATGATGTCTTTTTCCGATTTACCGAACGGAAAATTGCTGGAAGTTTGATTTTCTGTGTAAAAAATAATGTCCGACTGGGACAAGGTAGATCCATGACCCAAAGATTTCGAGGGATATGATATGAATTGCAAACTATTATTCAAATTTTCCATATAACTTATAATTCGTAAAATGTAGGATCAATCTTCGTCTCTACTTTAGTTGGAATATACACAGCATTTATCAACTCTATTGTAATAGATGAACTATATATCTGATCAGGAGCATTCTGTATTATCAAATTTCCACTACTATCAATATTTGGAATGATCGAACCGCTGCGAGTTAGTTTTTCTATGTCGGTTTGATTGTATCCTTGCAAAGTTGGGTTTGGATTCATCTTGAAATCTTAAATGGTGTTGGGATATCAAATGTCATTATAGACCCGCTTTGCTCTGTTCTTATTTGAACCTTGTAGTATCTTTCCGACGGTAGACCAGTTGTGTCTAGCATGAAATAATTTCCATTTGAATCAAAGCTCAAACGAGTAAAATTATCATATGGCAATATATTTTCCTCGCTCTCGGCGTCCTTTATTTGATAAAAGCTAGATGATGGTAGATAGTACTGTGATAAATAATCGGAAAGTTTGTTCGTAAATGTCTTTTGAGGATATCTTTTTCTGGGACTAACATCCAGTCTGATGATTGATCCAAACTTATATTCCGTGGCCATGTTTTTTATGCCAACTACGGCATCTCGAATTTGAATTGGGCTGGCACTTCCTGTATCAAATCCTGGTGACTCCCAACTTAAAACAGAGTCATCCCACGCAACATCCAGATATGGTGAATATATAGTATTTGTTTCTTTGCTGAAGAATTTCAAAGTTCCATATTCAACAGAACTTGATTCATCGCTGTGCATCAAAATTAAACCATTATTTTCAATTTCTTCATTTAACCACCCAAGCACCATGCTAGTTACTTCCATTTTAACATCGCTTGTTTGATAATCAAAGTCCTGTTTGGCACTATAGCTTCCAGAAATATATATATGTGTGTCAATGGCTGAACCGGATTTTTTGGTATTGCTGTCTATCCACCACACACCGCCGCCACTGCAATCCGTAAATGACCCCGTACTCCACCACTTTTCAATCTGATCCGCTCTACTGAATTTCCAATTTACACCATCCGGTGAGGTTGATCCGTCATATTTATAACCGGTGCCCATATCCCAAGATTGAGAAATTGGATAAGCAAATAATGTGTATTTTGTTGGAACTTCAACGGACTCACATATTTTCAGATTGAGGTAAAATTTAGGGTTTATTATTTCGTTATTTGTTATTGCGGTTGCAACATCGTCCAAATCAAAACGAAGTAGTGCTCTTGAAACAACCGAACTCATTGTGTTGGTGTATCTTGGTTCGTATGAACTGGAAATGACAACAGAACTGGTTGACTCCGGATTAAATGATCCCGAAAATGAACCACTCAACAATTCGCAACTTGATGCCGTGTATCCGACCAGTTCCGTATATTGAACTACGCTGGAGCATCCGTTGGTAGATATTCGCTTTTCCACTTCAAGCAGTTCGTCCAATCCTGTATTTTTATACATATAGGCTGGAAGATTGCTTATGTATGCGTCTTTAGTTGGATATAAAAAGTAGTGCATGTGCTATATTATTCACATTATAAATATACGCCGCCTCAAATAAATTTGAGCTATATTTACGCTACACGCCCCACTATATCTTTTGATGGAAAACGGACTTCAAATACACTTGGATCAATTGATGGATATATAACTCCATCAACAGTGGCTTTTCCTATATTATACTCATGCGGAGAATAATCCCCATCTTTTAATGTTAAATTCTTGACATTCAAATATGTCACAGATTGTACTCCATCCACTTTTGCGATTTCCAATTGAAGGCGACTTAAATTAATAGGTTGACAGAATTTAATGTTATTAATATCAAAAAATTGTTGAACCAATGTTAAACAATTTGCCAGAACTTCTCGTTTATTATAATTCTTGTATACAATTACCGTAAAATCTATTCCTATATTTATGATATATCCATCAATCATATTTACACTGTCTGTCAACATTCTATATTGATTTAGATAATTTTTCAAATTTTGGCGAATAGCTTCGTTTGATGTGATTAACCGCTGGTTGTTGTCATAACATAAGATATAAAGATTTATAGCGAACTGATTATTTTTATCTGGGTTGACTTTGTTAATTGTGCCCGGAGAAAAACGGCCCGATTGAGTTTCCGTCGGAGTCGCTTGTATGTTTGCCATATCAAGTTGCGTATCAGTTACTGCATAAACTTTTGCTATAGATCCATATTTTGATGGCATTGCAAATGTTCTTACCTCGTAATCTCCCTGAGTAACAACTCTGTTTTGTGCGGCGAAATAAGCAAGTGCGTTATTTCTTATTTCATCGTTTGTTTCGGCGCTTCTTCCACCCGACGCGGAAATGGGATTATTTACTTTGACGGAACGGCGTACGAGATTTGTAAGATCCAATTCAAGCTTTCCTATCTCGGTCAAATCTCCGAAAAATTCCACCGAGCTAATATTTTTTATGGAGTTGGAATTTATATTGCTAGTTATTCCTCCACCAACAACATATCTAATTGTCAGGGTGGTGTTTGATGGAGCCTGCCCGAATGACTTTGACGACAGAAAGTTAGATGGATCATATGCAATATTCTCAGCTCTGAATGTGGTAGGCTTACTAACGGTGAATGCGTTTGGAACAATGAGTTCGTCTTCTTTGATACTTGTGCCAGACCCAAATTCCAAAAATGTGGTATTGTCGGCACCAACTCCTGTCACAAATCTTTTTGCCGTGCGCAAATATCTCAACAAAAACGGAGAAGTATCTCTGTATACCGATAGAGTATTATCGTTTTTATAAATATTCTCGTAGTTGACTGGTACAAGATCTTGTGCGAGATAATCCGTTTCATGCCAGCGATTTCCATCGGAATCGTATATATCCATTACCTCAATTACATTTGGTTCGTCCAAATATACTTTTAAGAATGGAGACGGATTTCCAATAGACACCGTTTTTGTAACAATTCTACCAGAAAATGCATCAACCGTCTTTTTTAACACAAAAAAATCGGGTTGACCGGCTGCATTGCGTTGAAACACGGATACCTCCAGTGGATCGTTTTTTGTATCCACTGTAAAATCTACAGGAGAATTTGTTAAAAATGATATTCCGCTATCACTGGTAGTTGACATACCAGCTTTTATGATTTGAGAATAGTTTAGGTCGGGAACCATTTGACCGCCTGTGTTCATCTTCGATGGCACAAGTTGATATACATCCAACTTTGTGACTGATGGTGATATTGGCTTCATCTTATATCCCATCGATCTAGCGGCATCGATTATGTTCTTACGTTCTTCCGAATTAACCAACATAGATTCTTTAAATTGATAATCTATATAATACGACAACACATCTCCAACATATGCAGCCATTTCAATAAACATCATGCCCGCAGAAGCATCGCTAAAATCCTTGTATGTGTTTGGATAGTATGTTTTAGCAAAATCCATCAACGATTGTTTCAACTGAGTGAAATCTTTATTGAGATATTTTACATCTTTTTTATCCGGCTGAAATGATTTTGGTGTATCTAGTATCATATATTTCCAGAATTTACGGCAACTTCGATGGTTTGTGTTTTGTTGATACCCGCACTTGGTACCGTGAATAATACTTTTACTCCAACTTTGTTTTTGTCTTTGTATTCCGCGCTACTGGTATAAATTTGAATGTCTTGAATTTTTACATAACTCATCCATTTTGCAATATCTCTTTGTATGGAATTTTTTACCATAGGGGTAATATCATCTGTATAATTTTCAAATAAGATGTTCCACAAACCAGATCCAAATTCCGGATTCATTCTACGCTCGCCTTTTCTCGTTCTCAAAAGTACATTAAGGTTGCTTTTTATCTGTTCGAGAATGTCATAGCTTGAATTAAAAAATCCCTGCGGCCCATGAGTTATAGGCAATAATATTCCATATGTCTGTGACGGAGTTACCATTTTTATACCGGACGTTTTGCTGTTGCCTTGGCGTCAACAGCCTTTAGTAATTTGGAATAATCGCGCGACAGTGCATTCGCAACTGCCGCCATTTCTTTATTTTCATTCAATGTTTCAATTGGAAGAGTTTTGATGACATCCATTGCCGATGGTGCGGATGCTTCTTCATATGGAACTCCGCCGACAGTTTCATTCAGAATCTGATTGAGGATTGGATTTTTTGCAAACATCTTCATAGGCGGTGGAGTTTGTTGCTTTGCCGGACCATCAAACTTTACATTAAAATTTGTAGTTTTTGTTGGTATCGAAGCCATCGGCCTTTTGGACTCTAATATGGCGTCTGAATTCTGAGTTATTTTTTCAGCCAATACTTCCATCAGAAGTTGTGGAAGTGCATTATTAACTTCTTCTTTTACGATAGTTCTTATAATATCTACTAGTTCGTTCTTTTTCATATATATGGTTCCTTATATAAATATACAATATTTTTAATTATTATCCGGTTGGTGGAAAGGTATATGTCTTTTGTTGAGAATTTTGACTTATAAATTCCGATTGATTTATCTCCACTTTTGCCTGAAGTTCAGATGTTATGGACGGAAATGCATCTCCTAACGTGGGTATACCGGATTTTGGTACTTCGGGCGCAATTTCTGTCACGTTACCTTCTTCATCAGTTTCCGTTCTGGGCGGGTTTGATATTTTAAAGTTCAATTCAAATTGCCCCTGTGCGGCTCCCAGAACCCCGCCAATTTGGTCTTTTAAGTCTCCTATCTTTTCATTTATTCCAGTTTTATCCACAGCATCATTTACTTGATCCATTACTTGACCAACAATATCGTCTGCAATTTGGCTCAAGAGATGTTTCAATATTTCGCTTGGACTGTTTTTCATAAGTGCCCTGATAATGGATAGTGCTGCCAACGCCATACCCATATTAATTTTCAAACCTGGAATAAACGGGGGACATATCGTAGTATATTTCGCGAGTTGCTCGGCTATCCACTTTTTTCCAGCACCAAGATATAGTCCTATTTTGTCTAATCCTGGAAAATCTGGAATTTTTGGAAATTCCAATCCAAGGTCGCCAACTATGACTCTTATATTTGTTGGTATGCCAAAGGTTTTCAATGCCTCATTGAGCGGCGGTAGTGCATTATCCAATTTTCTCGTTGCGAAAGCAATTGCACCGCCCATGGTTGTTGGTGCTCCATATGCGGATGCAATAGCTCCAACCACTCCGCGAGCATTGGTTGGTATTCCAATTTTTCTACCATTTATTGTCGCACTCAAATTCAATCCACCGGTTGATGTACTGACTCCACCTCTACGATAAGATCCAAAAACATTAAAATTTGGAGTCAGTCTCAGTCTTGGAATTCCAAGCGATGGTGCACGCTGTTGACTCAATAAATTTGATATATTAACTCCACCGGGAGTTGATCTGGCATAATTACCAGGTGCTGTTTCAACTGAAAATGCAATATAGCGAGGTTTATTAACAGTAGTATTACTGAGTGTTCTTCGTGTTGGAGGCGCGGTGCTTATGCTTAATATACTCATATTATCATCCAATAAATACTCGGCTGCTCATCAATGAACTCAATTGAGAGCGAAGGGCAATCAAGCTTGTCTGTGATGCAAAAAGTGATTGCAATTGTTCAATCCACAAGATCGCCGCTGGAGGCAGAGCCGGTGTGGTCGGCCCAACCTTTGTTATGTGAAAATGTGAGATCAATGCAGATAGCATTTGTATTTGAGTATTTACACTTAAAAGCAT